ATGCATGAGTGTAAAAATAAGTGGTAACATCGAGATAAACGCAGATACTTGGTTGGAGTTCCAAGGAAAAAATGATGCCGGAGAAAACATCAGAATAGGCTCGATAAAAGGTAGCATCAAGGACAACAAGAAAGGTGCAGACCAAAGCGTGATACAGATAATCGGCAGGAAAGACGGACAGCACAAACCTTTATTGACCATCGCCAACAATGCCATCTACGCACACCGTGATGTTCCATTCGTGTGGCAGACAGAAGACGGTAAAAAGACCTTCGTGTCAGGTACATCAACTACGAAAAGAAACATAGACCTACCAGACGACAACGGCACACTGATGATAAACAATTCAGGGAAAGTAATGGCAACGGAATTGCCGACAAGCGACCCTAGTAATGCGGGTCAACTCTGGAACGACAGCGGTACTGTAAAAATTAGTGCTGGTTAATTAATCAAGTTATCAAATCTAGTATAGTCTGTAACTTGCCTTTGATGGCTTTGTTATTCAATGTATTCTTCAAACCCATGTGCAAGTTCTTGGGCCAGCATTCAAACGCAGTCCAACAGTATCCTGAATGTTCATCATTCAGTTTAGGTAGGAATTCAGTCTCTATCGCAATAAGATAAGTGTGGAAGAAAAACTTTTGATCGTTTGAAGTGAACATCTCCAAGGGAATGACTTTCTTGAACTTAGGAGTATCACCTATTTCCTCTTTGATTTCTCTCTTCAAACCTTCAAATGCTGACTCTGTGTATTTGGCCTGGCCTCCGACCAATCCCCACATGCCCTGTGTCTTCTTGTCGGTCCTCTGCAAGAACAGGAAACGCTTGGTACCAGTTGAATAGAACAGTGCCCCTGAGCAGACTATATTTTTTTCCATGTATTATTATAACAATTATGGAGTAGTGGCGTCAAGGCTTGAATTATATCCTGGATCTGCTCCACCGTCCAACACAATACTCCAAGTACCTTGTGCATACACGCCTTCGTATGATTTGACCCACTCTGTGCCATTGAACCTGTATTGAATTCCTGTGTTTAAATTGGTAACATAATGTTGTGTTGAATCTGGATTTGAAGCATCAAACGCCACGTTCCATTTACCAGTTGAACTGTTGTACTCTATGATATCCCCGATACTTGCCACTAGTGTTCCCCATGTTGCACTCTGGAATGATGACGTGCTGTCTCCCACATCGTTTATGACCAGATACCTGTCACCGTTTGCCGGTGTGCCAGGACTAAATGTTGCAGGATTTATGATCTTGGAAACTGCTGTCAATGAGTTTGCGGGTATCGTGTCCGAATCAATGCTGTATAACAAAATTGTGTCGTCTAATGTTGTTGTTGCAATCGTTCCTATTATCTCGTTGCCATCGGGTTGGGTAAGTCTGATCTGCGATGTGCCGTTGGTCACTTTGCCATACTGGTCTATTAATACTTTCCAATTGACTGCTGGACCAAATGTCTCAAATGGATCAAAATTAGATGGTTCATTCGCTCCTGTCTGGAATCCGTCTCCTCCCGACGTCACACTTGTTCCCGTAGACCCCAGTAATCTCAATTGATTCCCAGTCACCAGCAATCCAAAATTGTTTGGTGTGATGAAACTCCTCGATGTTAGTGTACCGTCTATTAACCCTTTTGCTATTCCGCCATCGTCATCATAGATGCTCATTATGATCTTCTGTATAACTCCTAGTTTCTTGACCTTCACAGGAGGTGATATCCATATTGGCATTGAAAATGTCAATGTAGCGATATCGATCTCAGAGTCAGCCCCAACGGGTATGGTCCTCGATGAGAACGTTGTACCGGTCAGTTCCACGTAGCTCAAGCTGGTCCAGTCGATGTAGTTGTCTGATTTTTGTATCTCGAAGTCTGGGTTGAACAGGTATAATATCTGTTCCATGATCTGTAATTTCTGGTCTGTGTTTGAACTCCAGATGTCTGCAGTCACTTCCAATCTAAAGGGAGAAGGCATGACTTTCTCGACCGTGTATCCTGCACCTATTTCGCTTGTGTAATTTCCATCTGCATCAACATTCCTTTCTCTTAAATGTTGTTTTTCAATGTGATAGGGGTTCTGCATTCTTTCCCTGTCATAGTTCAGTTCTCTAACGTAACACGCAATCTTTGGAACATACTGTAATGCGTTCTCAGAATTGTTCCTGATTATACTTGCAACTTGTCTTGTAGGATCTCCGTAAACTACCGGAACAGCTCTTAACTGTATAGAATTATCTTTACCTCGGCCTGTTTCCACAGAAAAGTTACTCAATATCCTAATAAATTGAGTTAAAAATTTCCTTACCTGTCCTTCGTAAAAGTGTAGCATTCTTAATTGTCAGCCTTAGGTTTGAGAGCATTTGTTAATGTTTGTCTCTGTGTAACTGTCAAACCATTTATCGTTGAACTTGTTGCATCGTTAACAAAACTTGTTTTGTAGTTTGCTCTCGAATCATTGTTAGTTGTAGTTATTCTAACGGAATCTTCTATTTTAACCCATCTGGTTCCGTCATAACGGAATAATCTGTTAGGTAAGTAATCTGTTCTCAAGAAATAATCACCAACGTCAACACCCGATGTTGGGAAAGATATTCCAAATCCGGCCGGGTGTCCGTTTGGTGCGACCCCATCGCCGTCCATGTAGAAGCCATAGTGCGAACTTGCCGGTGTGTCTATTGTAGCGTTAACAGTTTTGTCACCACTTGCTCTTTGTTCTTCTGTGTTAACATTTTCTGTCCTAATATTTCCTCTCTCGTCTATGGGTGCAACATAGTACTGCTTATAGTTGAATCCTGACTTAGGTGCATCTGCTTCTGCCTGTGCAACTACTTGATCGTTAATTGTTTTTTCTTTGTTGAATGTTGACATGTAACTGGCAAGGGATCCTGTTGTGGTTGCATCACCTATGATGTCTTTAAATTCTTGAGAGTCTACCATGGTCTTCATTTTCAATCTCAACAGGTGTGGCCACCATGTTTGCGAAAATCCTTCCGCCGCCCTGTTAACATCCTCCACAACATAGTATCGTTTCAATGCGATCGGTATGCTCTCGTCTAAAGAATAATCTTCTTTCATGTGAGGAAATTCTATAACATCACCTGCCATTGGTTTCCTGCCTAATCTTTCAACTATGTCGTTCAGATGTACTGTTAAAAATAGTGTGTCGTTCTGTAAGAACATACCAAACTGTGAAAGGTTGAAATCTGCATCTTGCACATTGTAAATCCCTCTCACGATGTAAATATCATCTGCATATTTCCTGTCCCTGTTCTCTAGGAAAAGTAAATCCTGTATGGTTCTCTCGTTTAATGAGTCTCCGGAATACTGAGGATTTGTAGGACTTGCCTCTCCGTCCTTGTTTGTGTCTCCCTGATCGTAGGGGCCTATGTACTTGTGGAAATGTAGATCAGTTCCTCCAACAACGAACATCTCTTTGATGTTACGATCGAAGAACTTGTAGTCATTACCTTTTTCAGGCTTAAAAATGGACAATCTTGGCATATCGTACATATTTATTGAATGCACAACGACTATAAATATGTGTATGTCGGAACTACAAACAGGACAACAAGAAATATTTGATTACGTCAAGAACAGCCTAGGTGACGGTATGATTGACGTTGAATTAGACCCTAAACACTACCAAACGGCACTAGAAAGAGCAATCAATAAATTTAGACAGCGATCTTCAAATGCTGTGGAAGAATCCTATGCTTTTCTTCAATTAAAGAAAAATCAGAACACATACATTTTACCAGATGAAATTATAAATGTGAGAAACCTTAACAGAAGAAGTGTTGGATCTAGGGGAGAGGGAGGAGAAAGCGGAACATTGTTTGAACCTTTCAACTTGGCCTACACCAACACATATCTTTTAAAAGCAGGTGCGACAGGTGGACTGGCCACTTACTTTGCATTCGCTTCATACCAAGAATTAGTGGGGAAAATGTTTGGAAGTTTCATACAGTTCCATTTTGATGTGGCAACAAAGAAATTGACTATCACCCAGAGACCTAGAGCAGATGACGAAACTGTCCTTATGCACACTGACAATTTCAGACCAGACATAACACTGTTCAAGGACATCTATTCTAAACCTTGGATCAGAGATTACACACTGGCAGTATCTAAACTTATGTTGGGAGAAGCAAGGGGAAAATTCAATACCATAGCAGGACCACAAGGTGGAACAACACTGAACGGTGATGCATTGAAGAATGAGGGACAAGCCGAAATGGACAGACTCGAAGCAGACATAGGCAATTTCCAAGAAGGCGGGAGCCCAACAAGTTTCATTATCGGTTAACTTCTATTACTTGTTAACTTCTATTACCGGTAAATTATTACGTGTATTATTTTAAATACTAGTATCATGATAGACGACAGATACAAAAAACTTACCAAATGCACACTAGATGAATTGGCCGACATGGTCGATGACCTAGAGAACATTGCCATACACGCTTTGAAAGAGAGAAAATTAAGTATGCGTAAACTGGTATTAACACAGATCCATGATGTTAAAAAAGAGATTGAAAAACGTTTAAAAAAATAGTATAATAAGTCTATGTTAATAGGCATAGTAGGTTTAATAAGTTCTGGCAAGGATACAGTTGCAGAAAGACTAGTACAAGAACATAATTTCAAAAAAGATTCATTCGCAAAAAGTTTAAAAGATGCAGTAAGTTCTATGTTCAATTGGGACAGAGAAATGTTGGAAGGCAAGACAGCCGAAAGCAGAGAATGGAGAGAACGTCCTGATGCTTTTTGGAGTAAAAAATTTAATAAAGATGTAACACCTCGTTGGGTGCTACAACACTTTGGCACAGAAGTAATGCGTCAGAATATGCATGATGGCATATGGATTGACAGTTGCATGGCTAGATACAAAGGTGAACCAACAGTGATATCAGATACAAGATTTGAAAATGAAATCAAGATGATCAAGGAATCCGGGGGCAACATTATACTTGTAAAAAGAGGACAAGATCCTGATTGGTTTACAAGCTATGTTGAAGGTAATATTAAACCCTCGGGCATTCACTCTTCAGAATATGCATGGGCAAAATCAGAGTTTGATTATGTTATCAAGAACGACGGAACACTGGAAGAATTACACCAACAAGTTGACGATCTAATCGTCAGCAACAAGATCACCAATACGCCACCCAAGTCTACGGACACTGCCCAACCGTTGGCAATTGGCGCAAACAGTTTTTAGATTAGTAGTCGCGGTATTCCTCATACTCCCATCCACAAAGAACACATCCAGTTGAGATTGTTTCTGTGCCCTGAACCCACACAGCTCACACTTCTTATGTTTCTTGTATCCGGATCTCTGCAGGGCCGTGATTCCTCCCACTTTCTTCCCAGCTTTCTTTCTGTTGCAGGTATCACACAGGCTACGCCAGTAGATCTTTGTTCCTTTCCTGTAAGCATAGGCACGAGGCTTTGCCTTACACTCCTTACACAACGGTCTGTCCTTGTATGCCATACACTTATTTAAGTCGCCTATATAGGCACCAGAAAATAGCAAGTTATATCGTAAAAACCATATGATTGAATAAATAACTCTGTATACGTTAAACTTGCAAGGAGAAAACGAAAAATGGCTTTAACATCACCAGGAGTAGAAGTTTCAGTAATAAACGAGAGCTTTTATGTACCATCAGATGCGGGTACAACACCACTATTCATAGTAGCATCAGGACAGGATAAGACAAACGGAGCGGGAGATGGAACAGCGACTGGAACAACAGTTGCCAGCGCCAACACTGCTTACTTGGTCTCATCACAAAGAGAATTAACAGAGACTTTCGGAGATCCGACTTTCTACAAAGACGCATCAGGAAATTCATTACACGGTTATGAATTGAATGAATACGGTCTACAAGCGGCTTACTCATTCTTGGGTGTGGCCAACAGAGCTTACGTTTTAAGAGCAAACATTGACACTGGCGAATTACTAGGCAGTGCAACGGCTCCTACAGCAGACCCAACAGACGGAACATACTGGTTTGACCTTGCATCAACTAGCTATGGTTTATTTGAATGGTCACAAACAGATCAAGCGTTCACAACAATTACTCCAATACTAATCACACTAGTTGGTGAATTAGTTGGCGGTGTTTCTACTGGTGCACCACTGACTTCTATTGGACAAACTGGATCATACGCAATCAACACAACACACGTTTCAAACAAGATCTTCAAGAAGACATCAAGTAACACTTGGGTACAGATTGGATCAAGTGCATGGCATACATCTTTACCAACGATATCAGTTGCATCAGGAACAGCAGTTGTTAACGGTGAGAGCATGATCATGAACGGTGTAACGGTCACTGTATCAGGAACAACTTTAACTGCGGTTGCATCAGCGATCGGTTCTAGCGTGACCAACGTTACAGCTTCTATTAACTCAGTAACAGGTAACCTAGATATATTCCACAACGGTCTAGCACTAGGTGACTCAGCAGGAGGAACTGGGACAATCAGATTTGACGAAGGTACAGGTATGTTGGAAGACCTTGGCATCACAGCAGGTGTTAAAAATGGTGTTCAATTACTACAGGCCAAACACACTAACAGACCCACTTGGAAAACTGCAGACGAAGACAGACCAAATGGTTCAGTTTGGTTCAAGACTACATCGGCTAATGCAGGTGCTAATATTGTTGCAAAACTTTATGCTTCATCTAGTGCAAGTTTCTCAGCAGTAGCGGCTCCATTACATGATGACCACAGCACAGCGATCTTTAACATAGATCCTTCAACAGGTGGAACAGCATTACCAACAGGAACACTATACACACAATTCAACATCACTGAACAAAGCATAACAGCGGCTGATGCACTGGACACTACTCCAAATCTTGGAGACTTCCAGCTATTCAGATATGAAGGTGGTGCAACAACAGTGACAAGTTTATTGACTTCTCCAAGTTTCACAAGTTCAGAAACTTTCACAATCAAAGAGACAAGAAAAAATCTAGATGGTTTTAGTACAGCAGTAACAATTACACTGGCTGGAACAGGTGCTGATGATTTTGTTGCGGCAGTTAACGCTAAAGTTAACGCTTCTGCATTATCTACATCAACTACTGAACTAATAAATGTCAGAGCTAGTAAATTAATAACTGGTGAGATCGTGCTTACACACGTACTGGGCGGTGACATCAGATTGTCAGATGGCGAGAGCGGTACTCCATTGGCAGATGCTGGTTTCAGTACAACGACAGCACATGTTTACGGAACATTCACAGCAAACAGTTCAACACTGCTTAACAACTTGTACACAGTTCCTACTGGGGAGTCGCTTGACTCAACAGCCAACAACGCACTGTTAATTTCAAACTGGAAGAGATTAAGTTACACAGCTTCACTGAATGCACCAAGTAACGAACCAGTAGATGGAACACTATGGTATGACACTAGCTTATCAGCTGATATCATGGCACACAACGGAACAACTTTTGTTGGATATGCGACAGCATACTCAACTACAGATCCAAATGGTCCACAGTTTAGTGCAACAGCACCAACTTTACAATCAGATGGTACTGCACTTGTGACGAACGACTTATGGATTGACACTAGTGACTTGGAAAACTATCCAAAACTTTACAAATACAACACAGCGGCTTCGATCAGTTCAACCAACACAGCCAACCAAGTAGCAGTTACAACAACTGGTGCGGCATGGGTGCTAGTTGACAAAGCTGACCAAACAACAGAAGACGGTATACTTTTTGCAGATGCAAGATTCCACACAACAACTGACAAAGTGGCAGGAACATCAACAGCGGCAGGAGTACCTTCAACAATCAAGAACTTGTTGAGTGATGGTTTCCTAGACCCGGATGCGCCAGATCCAACTTTATTCCCACAAGGTATATTGCTTTGGAACACTAGACGTTCAGG